GTCGAGGCTCAGGTCGTCCCGCTGCTCGAGGCATTTAAGGTGCGGACAATAACAAAAGGGGACGCGGACCAATATCATTTGGCGCGCAGGTGGCAAAAGGTCATACATGGAATAATGCGACGACAACAAAACTGTCGGCTGATCGGCCAACCGTGTAACTCGGCTTATCTCTCTCAGATTTTCGGAAACTCTCCCTACTTCCCGCAAGAGAAGTCAGATGGGTTTTTCGTGTCTGGAGACTATGAGTCGGCCACGGATCTTCTTCACCCTTTTTTATCAGAGGTGACGAATGAGGCGATCGCGCAACGTTTACGAATCCCGCTCGAGGACCAGTGGGTCCTAAAGCAGTGTTTGACGGGACATGATCTAAAATATGAAGCTAAGGGCAATCTCTACAAACAACAGTGGGGACAGCTAATGGGTTCTCCGACTTCCTTTCCGGTCCTCTGTCTGATAAACCTCGCAGCGACGAAAGTTGCCTACGAAGAGTATTTCAGGAGTATCGGATTATTAGGGAAGAAGGAATACTGTGTCCTGGAGGAACTTCCAATGTGTGTGAACGGGGATGACATCCTTTATTGGTGTTATTCTACTGAACATTACGACATGTGGAAGATGGTTACAAAAGAATGTGGCCTGAAATTTTCTCTAGGTAAGAACTATACACACAGTTATGCTGCAATTATTAACAGTGAACTCTACTTTCATACAGGTTTCCGAAAGGGATCTTATGGAAAAGGCAAAAAGCCCGTGTGTCGGACTTCCACCATCTTCCGAAAGGAAGGGAGTCTAATGCAACCAGCAACTTTGTTCTGGAAGCAATGCTCCGTTAATTCTCGGTTACTAATCGGGGGTCAACGTTCAACAGGGGCAGGCACACAGTCACTCATTACACTGGTCGACAAAACGGATAAGGATCTTAGGATTCTACACGATGAGTTAATCAGTCGAAAGGTGGACATAGCAACATACACAAAGATCAAAATGACACCGCAACAACAGAAGCTGTACAAGAACTTACCCGACGATTGGGCACGATCAACTTATCTACGCTCACTACAAAGGAAGGACAATTCAATTAAATTGGAGAATCTAACCGAGTACGTGAAGTGGAGACAGACAATCGAGGCTCGTGGACGAAAGGGGAGGGAGATGTGCGCCGGTGATCATGAGGTAGAGACCTCACGTCCTGCGATGATGGGAGCATTCACACAATTGTACAACAGGATACAAGAAGAGAAATTAGCGAAATTTGTGAGGATTGGTTTGGGTAGGGCGGACAAGAGTACTCCGTTTCACATCCCACAGTCCCTCGGAGGGTTAGGTCTTACACCTCCCCCCGGTCATACAATCACCGCAATGGATTACCTGGAAATAGCAACTTTGGAAGGTTG